GCAAAAATGCTTCATCATATTCCTCAGAATTGACTGTGAAATAGTAGCGTGTGATTCTATCTTGTGGCACAGTGATCTTGTCAGCAAGTGTGAATACTTTTGAGAAGGTTCCTGTCTCGCCTTTCTTCCTTGCTAGGAAGTAGAATGTGGCATTCTTAAGATTGTCTGATCCAATCGCATCAAATGAAATAGTGTAAGTTGTATTTCTTTTGATACTGAAACGTTGGGAAGCTGCAACTTTTTCCCTACCTGTTGAATTATCAAGCTTAAAGAGTTTTCTTGATTCGTTATAGTAGATTTGATTGGTTGATGTGGTCACTTCTGGACTCTTACCTGGTTCATAGTAGCCCCAACCCTCTACATTTTGAGGATTTCCACTGTTCTTGAGAAGATTCTCACCAGCTTGAACAATTTCATCAAATCTTCTTGTGATTCCAGCTACATCTTCAGTGTATTGAGCTTTAGCAACATAACCTTGTTCTAAAATCTGCCTTGTTGCTTTTAGTGCGTCAACAGCAGCTTTCTCAGAGTAGGTCAGCATGCGCTGTTCAAGTTCACCGGTTGGACCAGTCTTAGTCTCTAATTTCGTTAATTGACTAGATAGGCCTTGGATGGTCTGCTCAAATGTTGCTTGCGCTTGTTCTACCAGATAATTTTGATCTTCTGGAGCTGGTTGCCACAAGCGGTCATTGCTTCCTTCGTAAAAATCCAGTTCAGTCATGAACATTCCGGACCACCCGGAAGGATTGCCCTGGTATTCAAATAGAAAATAACCTTCATCAAATTCGCCAATGTTAAATTTGAAAGTACGTTTTAAAGCTTCATGAGAACTAAAGGCAGGGGAACCAGTTTTGTTGAAAATTTCTTGTTTTTCCTCAAAATCTGCTGAGGAACCTTTTTTGCGTTTACAAAATGAAATCTTCACATTCTTTGTGTTAGCGTCAAATGCTGTAATATTAAGAATGTAGTCTTTATTTCGTTTAACAATGAAGCGTGGACTTTGAACCATCGCTCCCGGCCTTAGAGAGAACATCCGCTTTTGTCCATTGAAATAGAACTGATGAGATGTAAAGCTCATTCGTCCATTTGGTTCGGTCCAATATTTCAAACCTTCATCTGCTCTTGAGTTCCTGAGCATGTTAGGACCACCACTGACACCAATTGAGGTAAATTCTTCTTTGACACCATTCACGGTATGTTCAACATAAGACCGATCAGCCTTGCCATTGGTCACATTAGTGAGGTCAGAGATGGCTTTCTCAGTCGTTTGCTCAAATCGTGATTGTGCGCCTTGGATCCCGACAAATTGGCTCTGTGCCTGAGCCTTGAAATCATTGATTAGTTTCTGGATGTCTGCATCACTGATCTTTAATTTGTCAGTAGTAGCTTGCAAACCTTCCATTTTGACTTCGATGCCATTGTATTGAGCCTTGAACTCTTCTACAATTTCATTTTTATTCTTCTGATTGGCAGCGTTGATCTTCTCAGTGACTTGCGCTGAGATTTCTTCTTTGACTACTTCAGCTTGTGATTTGGCTTGCTCGATTCCATCAGTGATCTCTTTCTCCAAAGCTCCTGCCTTGTCTTCAAAAGCCCTATTAGCATTGTCAACCAATACTTTCAATTTTTTGTAGTATTCATCATCCTCTTGAGTTTTTTGGACTGTATCTAGGATTTCAGATGCTACATCAGAAATTCCATTAGAGCCTGATAGGCCTCCACCGTGACCAGCCTTGTCATCGAATGTAAGAGAGATATACTCTTCTGACAGAGCATCATAGACATAGCCCACAGCTTTCATCTTCAACATGACATCATGCTTCAAGCTCATGAGGGCTGCTGTGTCACCAAGATGGACAGTTTGCCCATCAAGCTCATAAGCTTCAATTTTGATCTGATCAGTGGGCTTGTCAATATTCCCATTCTTGAACTTGGCTTCACCCCATTTTCTCAGTTCTTCCTCTGTAGTAAGATCATTGTTCTCATACTCAGCTTCATTGATGTAAGGATAATTTCCGATGAGGGGGCTGTCCACGGTAACTTTCAGAACCGTGTCTTCTTCTGCTCCCTCTGGTTTGAAGGTTGATTTCAGATGCAGTCTTGTGATGATGCTAGAACTGCTCTTGTTTCGTTCATACTGTTTCAGGTTTTGATGTGTGGTGATTACTACACCACGATCAATCCCCCGACTTTTAGGAATATCAATCAGGAAGTTGTCACGAATCATCTCGCCTTCCCAAGCGCCTACGATGGAATGTTTCCCATCCATCAGGATCTTATAGAGCGTTTCATCTTCTGTAGTGTTGAAGGTTCTATTGTCCATGATGTTACTTGTGAAAGAAAACTTCCCAAGTGGTGTCTTGACTGCTGAAATCATAGCATTCAAGGCGATTTGACAGGTTGAGTTTGAAACTTTGATAGGACGAACAGAGCGCTTGAAGATGTCCTCTGTGATGTGCTGACAAGTCAGACTTACTGTGTCATCTTGCTCACTGATTTCCTTAATTCGGAATAGTTGCCGGCCAGTGACAGGGGTGGGGGCAATGATGAGCATGTCTTCCTGAAACTTCTTATAAATTTCAGTGTCTGTGATTGGATAATCAACCTTGAGAGTGTAGCTCACGTTGATTACTTCTTCAACTTCTGCTTTTGTTGCTTCATGGAGTGGTTGACCATTCCATTTCACTGTTTGAACATTTCTGTCTAATAGATATAGAATTATAACCACCCCCAATTAGTTTCAAAGACAAGTGATTGAATACCTGGTCCCAAAACCACACCAACAGTCTTCTGATTTTGGTTAGCGTCAATTGTGATGAAGTCTCCTGACCACTTCACCAGATTCCCTTTCTTGTCCAAAAAGCTTGGATTCTGTGGATCGTTTACCATCACAGCGCTTTCAGATAACTGTTCAAGCTTGATGGTTTGCTTCCCAATCGTGAAGCTAGTCTCAGATGAGCTGTTTCCTTTAATTGTGATTTTAGGGAACGCTAGTGAACTACCTTGGAGCCTGAGAACACCATTTGAAGCGAGAGTTTGAACATCGTTGTTCTTCATGTATTTTGTGGGGTGACAAACAAATGTCACTTCCACAGAATACATTTTAGTTTTATCTCTCTGAGTGTCAGACACCTTTGTCTGATAGCAGAACCATCTTGTGAGCTTGTTCTGTTGATTCTCAAGCCAGAAATTTCTTTTAGAGAGAAATTGGACGAATTCAAGGACTTGCAACTCTGTTGGATTGATGAGTTGGAGAGTGTATTTCTTCTCAATCGCTTCCCTGTGAGGGTTTGACTGAACAATATATCCACTAACTCCATCATGGCTCAACAGCTTATCCTTTGAAAGACCGACTTGAATTGTAGGGCCTTCAAGCACAATCACATCAAATGGGAATGATGAAGTCCCAACTCCATCGATTATCAATTCATTGTACTTTACCATGCAGGCGCTCCTCTCAATTCTTTTTGTCTCCTCAATTCAGCAGCTATCTTCTGAGATACCTTATTAGCGATCTTTTCAATATCTGCTTCTTCTCTGATGATGTTGTCAGAGATGTTAATGTTGATCACGGTTCCTTGTGGGTCCATTGTTTGGGCGATGCCCCGGCCAATGGCACTCAAGTTCCGTTCATTTAGTGGCAGGACTGCTTCTTTTCCAGCTTCCCCACCAACCATGAGACTATTTCCATTCATGCCAAATGCTGTGGGTTTGGTTAAGATCCCACCTTTGGCATACCATTCAATTCCGATACTTGGAATCCCTTTACCTTTCAGCCAGTCCATTGGGTTCAATGATCCACTTGCTTTGAAGTGAGGTAATGGGATATGTGGCCATTTGAATTGGAAATTGAAGAAGCCTTTAATTCCATCAATAGCTTTCCCTACGAGATCTTTTGCTCCATTGATAGCACCGCCAATGGTGTCTTTAATCCCGTTCCAGATACCCGATGCAGTTGAGCTGATACCGTTCCAGATCCCTGAAATCGTGCTTGAAATTCCATTGAATACACTTGAGACCGTGCTTGAAATTCCATTCCAGATGCCTGATAGGGTTGAGCTGATACCATTCCAGATGCTTGAAGCAGTGCTTGAAATAGTATTCCAGATGTTAGATAAGATCTGAGCCATCGCATTGAATACAGATTCAGCAATGCTCTTGATACCATTCCAGATACTTTCAGCAATTCCCTTGATGGATTCCCAAGCCCCAGACCAGTCACCATTGATGATCTGCATCACAGTCTTAATGATACCTAATACCACGTTGATGGCTGTTTCCACTACGGTTTTGATGGTATCCCAAACTGTTGAAATAACCGTTGAAATGTTATTCCATGCCGTTTCAATGAATGGACCAAGAACATTCATGACTGTTGTCACTACTGCTGAAATAGCGTTCCAGACTGTTTCTGCTGTTTGTCTGATCAATTGTTGATTGTCATTCCACCAAGTTGTTAGGGTTCCCCAAATTTGCATCACAAAGTCAGAGATAGCTTTGACAACAGTGTTGATGACTGACATGATAGCGTTCCAGACTGTCTCAACAGCGTTCCTGAATCCCTCATTGGTTTCCCACAAGTGTTTGATGGCCAATACAATTCCGGTTACTGCGACAACAACAGCAGCGATCACTGCAATGATTGGCAATGCAGCAGCTATCAGCCCTCCTATACTCGTTCCAACAGCTACAGCAGCAGCTTGAAGAGCGAGGAAGATAGGGGCAAGCACACCGGCCACAGTCACGATTGTTCCGAATACTACAACAAAATTCTTGATTGGTCCCGGCAAGTTGTTGATCCATTCTGCCACCTTTTTGAAGACATCCACAATGATGTCAAGGGCAGGGGCGAATGTTTCAGCAATTGCTCCACCAACTTCAGCCATAACGATTTTCAAACCGTTTTGTGCTGTGGTGAATTTGTCAATAGGGTCCAGAGTGTTTTCGTAAGTCTCAGAAACCACCC